GATAACCTTATTCTTCTTATGTAAAATCTTGATTCAGGATAGTGAAGTCCTGGTGTAGCACCAGCAAGTAATGATACAGTTCCACTTGGTTTAACCGAAGTAGTTTTGATACTTCTTGGAACTGCCATCCAATCTGAATACTGTTTGTCCCAAGTTTGAATAACATCATATCCATCATTTAACCACTCTTTAAACACATCTAATCCTCTGTTGGTAACAAACTGAGCAACACCACTTACTGAACAACCTATTCTTCTGTTTCTTAACATCACACGATTGGTATCACTCCAATGAGTTTTACCAAGTGTTACAGTTTTAGCATATAAGTAAGCATATTTTAGTGTTCTTTTATAATCTTCTAAATCAGTATGATTATCAGGAAATGTCTCCACTAAACAACATAACTCATATGATTCTAATGTTTGTTCTAAACAAGGATTACCACCCATAGCTCTATGGTCTTTATCATCCCCACCATTTTTCATACGAGAATACTTTCTCATATTTTCTAACCACGCAAATCCAGGCTCACCATTATCCACAATTCGTTTGGCAGCTTCTGTATAATCCATACCCAACTCTGCGAATATACTATTGTTAGATGTCCAACCATATTGTTCTCTATGTGGATTTACTTTATAATTCTTTAAATCTAAATACTCTTCTGAATGGGCATCACCAAATACAATCTCAGCCGTTCTTCTAACATTACCAGCCACCACACATTTTCCAATGAGATTCATAATATCAACAATGGTCGTGATAGTGATTGGTTCTCCACTATTTTTATCAAGAACTTTTCTGATGTCTTCGTGTACTTCTTGTAATGGTTCGTGTCCACTTGATACTCCACCGAAACCAGCTATAGGTTCTCCTGCTGGTCTTATCTTTGTGTAATCAAACTCCATAGGTGCTTGTCCATGAAAATAACTTTCTAATAATAATTTTAGAGACTCAACCCAACCCTCACGAGTATCAGGTATCTCATAGACTTGTTCATCTCTATCATTCTGAATACCTTTGACTACTATTTCTCCAGCACCCTTTGTATCAAACCCTACACCGACACCTAACATACTGGCGTCCATAAGGAAACAGAAAGGTTTAGCATAGTCTTCTTTTAGTGTTTTGGTTGATACGAAGGCACAATTGTTTAGGGCGGCGTATAATCCCTTTTTCTCTGTGATAGGCGTTCCCATCGCCCACAGACCGCGACCAGGAGGCAAGAACTTCATGTTAAAAATTCGGTCATACATTTCTTGTGCCGATTTTTGAGCTTGCCACGGATTCCACCCTAATTGATGTGATTCAATCCAATTCATTTGCATGGTATAAGTACCTTCAACTACTCGTTGAACTGTCTCCCACCATCTTTCATTTTTACCATCTTCTTTGATACGAGAATAAGTTCTCATATAAACTAATTCACCTAAACCATTGAAACCAAACGGAGCTTTTTTTCTTTTGTATTTGTTAATAAAATTCTCCGATAAAACAAACTTTTTATTCATAAACTTTTTTTCCTCTGTTAACTATATTATGTGGATATGACACAAACATAAATATTAACAACAATCCTTTAATTCTTTTTAAATACGAAAATTGGTTCATATTTATATCCAGCTCCCATCACACTTGACAATGTTAGTTGTAGTGTATCATTTTGAACAAACCCAAGTTCCTTTGCTATCCTCTGAGTCTCTTCCTCTATGAACTTATACTTAGGTGTATTAGCAATATTGATTAACATATATTTACCACCCTTTAAACCTCTGTAACAGTTCTCTATTGTTTTTCTTAAAAAACCATTCACCCATTCTTCCTTTGTTGGAAACTTTATGTAACTTTGTGTGTCTTCGTCACTATACTTCTCCGTATCAAAGTAAGGTGGTGATGTAAAACATAAATCTAAAGAGTTTCTATCTGGTATAAACTCTTCACTACCTAATTTATGTAATTCTACTGACTTTTTCAAGTAAAAAAAATCTTTTTTTATTTTTTGTAAACCTTCGAATGTCAAACTCGATGGTTCTGTTCCAATATACTTTTTTCGTGAACTTGCTAGAAAACCTATGAGTCTTCCACCCCATCCACACGACATATCCCAAATAGTATCACCACCAAACTTCTCATATATCAATTTAGCGGCAGTTGGTCGAAAATTACTTACAGCTTGTGTACCTGTATAGATTTTTAGGGATTGTCTTAGTCTATTTTCATGAAAAACACTATTTACACCCTCTGTATAATTTAAACACCACTTCCAACACTTACGAATAACGGATTTAAACTTTTCATCATCCAAAAATGTCTCCATAGGTGTTCTTTTAGCATTTCCACATCGCACTTCCCAAAAATGTGGAAAATATGTCCAAGCCATTCTTAATCCATGCATTGTTTGTATTATTTGATTGTCAATGAAGATGGTGTCTGTATCAAATTTTTGTAATTTTCTCATATGGTTGTGTTTTTCATCTTCACGAATGGTATAATGTGGAAATCCGTTCCTTCTATAGTAATCAAATATAACTTCTATGCCATATTCTACATCATAACCCTCAAGATTATTTACAATACTCTCAAACTCAATATCCTTCTCATCATAACCAAAAATATTTGTTAAAACATTAGGATTACTGTTCATTCATTAAATCCTCATAACGAGCAGATAAGATAGCCTTCGTTTGATTGTCTCTATTGTTGATTTTATGTTGAACATCCTTACCTTGTACTGAATTACTTTCAAATATCTCAATCTTACCAATATTCGTATTTATCTTTGCTGGGTAGGTTAAACCATCGGGACCAAATCTGTTTTTAATCACATGAAATCTACCAGTATTACCTATTTTATCTTCAATCTTACGACTCAAGGACACAACGAAGTCTGCCGTCATCACTTTCGCATAAGATTCAGCGACTTTGTTTGCCTCAATTACATCCTCATCCAAAGCACTTCTATTAGCTTGACTAGCCGTCCATATTGGAACTTGTAACTCACCAATACCATATCTACATTTGTCCCAAATGTGGTTACTTTTTTCAAATGAGCAGAAAGGGTATTTACAGTACAAGATTTGGTTGGATAATATTTAATAGTCAAGTTACCTTTTAGGTTAAACAACTTTTCCATCACTTCTTCTTTGTGATACTTTAGGTTCTGACTTTCCACACCACTAAAAATACTATCATATCTTAACCCAACATAAGCCTCGTTTAACTCTAAGGTATAATGAACTACATTTAGTCCTTGTGATATAGCGTAAGCACCCATCGCACTTAACACCCAAGACTTACCAATACCAGCAGGTGCCACAACAACACCCAATTCACCAGCACCCAATCCACCTTGCATCAATTCATTCATTATATCCCAAGGAGTTGGTGATGTTATACGAGCGGACTCTTCATATCTTTGTTCTATATCTTGTAAATAGTCGTGTCCTAAGTTTCTTTCTACACCAGCTTGCATAGCAGAGTCAATAAGAGATTTTATTTCATCTGTATTACCATCCACCTCTAATATCTTAGCAGATTGAATAACAGCATCTTTTAAGACTTGTGTTTTGTGAAAATCTAATGCCTTGTCCTTGATATATTCCAAGTCTTCGGCTTCCATATTCTTAAAAACTTCTTTAAGTGAATCCTTTACATTTACCTGTAATAAATCCGAATCAATCTCTTGTATCTTTATCTTAAATACTTCCATAGTAATGGTTGTCTTGTATTCTTGATAATATTCACGAATAGTTTTTACAATCCACTTAAAACCATCATTAGTGATATATTTTTCATCTAAAATATCGACTATTTGTTCTAAAAACAATTTATCAGTAATCAAACATACGATAAACTTTACTTGAAAACTATATCCAAATTCTGAAATATTTTTTGTCTTACTCATTTTTTATTTTTCCAATAGTGGTCAAGGATGTTGAACTCTGTTAACCAGTTGTCAAAATTAGGTATTTGTCCCCATAATTTATCCTTTACAAACAAAGTTTGCAACTGATATTTTACTAATTTTGGTGCCATCCCCTTAACCGAATCTCCGATTTTTAGTTTTGTTTGATTTTTAATGTCAGGATCTCCTAACTGCATTAAAAGATAATTCCTTTTTATTATCATTTCGTTATCTTGTATCATCTTTGATATTCTAGTGTTTCTCGACTTTGCCATATCCAAAAGATCTTTAGTATTAAACTCCCTATCCTCTACTAATAGTGGGAACTCTTTTACTAAGGTTTTAACACCTACACCTCTAACACCAGGTATCTCGTCTGATTTATCACCATCTACTACTCTACAAGTTAAAACATTTTGTGGATAAACTCCAAACTCTTTTTTTATTAATTCTCTATCATATACTATCTTTTTCGTAGGTGAGTAAAGTTGAACCCTATCATCTACCAACTGATAGAAGTCTTTGTCAGTTGACATTATGGTAAATTTACTTTCTTTAAGAACAAGATTACAGATATAACTCATTATGTCATCTGCTTCTAAGTTGTCTATAGATACGATAGTTAGTGGGAGACATTCCAAATACTCAACAAGTCTTTTAAGTTGAAGAGCCATACTCTCTCGTTCATCATGAGGACCTCCACCCCAATCAACGAGACGATTTAAACGACTTCTAATCTTACGACCAGCTTTATATTGTGGGAAAATCTTTTGTCGTGGTTTGGAAGAGTTCTTACCGTCAAATACAA